CAGCTAAGTTAGTAAAGATAAACGCGAAGCTGAAAAAGCGGCATCAGACCTTAAAGCTAACAGCATTAAATTTCACCGCGATTTATTGCCTACGGTTAGAGATCAAGCCTCATATGAACAATGGGGCATGAACGCAATTAAAGACATCCCTGAACTAGGTAAAATGTTACCTGCACAGTATGATCCTGCGCTTATTCCGCAACTAGCTATGTCTGCGGATAAGTATATTGAAGCTAACAAGCCTCAAATATTGCAACAAAACTTAGGCGGTAAAGCTAATATTGTAAGCGTAAATCCATATACAGGAAAACAAGAAATAGTAAGCTCTTCTGCAATGACCGCAACGCCTGGCGAACAAAAACCAACCTTTAATCAAGGCGCTTGGTACTATCCGCCTACAGCAGAAAATCCGCAAGGCACCGTAGCTGGCGAAACTAGAGCTGATAAGCCAAAACCACTAACAACGCTACAAGATACTAAGTTACAACATGACATAGGTAAAGATTATAAAACAACACAAGATGCAATTGCATCTTTTGCAGACGTTAAAAAGGCTACCGCGCAAGTTAAAAGTTATACTAACGCTCAATTAGGTAAAGTAACAGGAAAATACGGCGAATATTTACCTTCATTAGGTGAAACAGCTAAAAACGTAGATACCGATTTAGCTAACTTAAAAGGCAAGGTAACTTCACTAGGTAAAATTGCCGCTAGTGCTAGCGGTGCAATTGGGTCTATGGCAGTACAAGAATGGACTTTAGTTAGAGATATGATAGCTGCGTTAGATGAGACAAAAATGACGCCGCAAAAACTTAGACAACAAATGGACTTAATTGACGCTCAACTTGCAGGCGCTGAAACAAGATTGCGTGATGCGTATACTACAACCCATCAAGAAGATTTTGTAAGGTACCCAAAACGATTTGAACTTCCACAAAGTACAAACGCACCTGCGGCAGCTAAACCTAACGCGCCAGCAAGAAATCCTATGAAAGCACAAGCGTATGAAGCATATTTAAAAGCACATTCAGGTGACAATAAATAATGAATGAACAAGATGTAGTCTCATTTTTTACGGGTAAAGGATACGAACCGCATCAAGCGGCAGGTATTGCGGGTAATCTTATGCAAGAGAGTACATTAAATCCTACGGCAAAAAACCCTACGTCGGGCGCATTTGGTCTAGCGCAATGGCTAGGTAGCCGTAAAAAGTCATTTATGGACTTTGCATTAAAAAATAAAAAAGATATTAAAGACCCGACAGCGCAGTTAGAGTTTATTGATCACGAGTTAAACACAACGGAAACACGTGCTAGAGATAAGTTGTTAAACTCTAAAGATGCAACTGAAGCCGCGTTTAATTTTTCAAATCATTACGAACGTGCTGGCGCTAACGAAAAGAAAAACGCTACGCGTGCAAACTATGCAAATAGAATATTAAGCTCAATCGTTCCTTCCGCACAAGCAGGTGAAAATATGGCTAAACCGTTATCTTATGACGAATGGGTTGCAGCAGGCGAACCGAAAGCGCCAATTAAATCTGACATACCTTCACGTAAATCTGAAATACCTTCACGTAAATCTGCAACATCTGCGCCATTATCTTATGACGAATGGGTAGCAGCAGGTGAACCAAAAACGCCAGCAGAACATGAAATTAGCAAATTGTCTGTTGCAGATAATTTAACTCGCAAAGCTAGAATTGCACTCGGCGGCGCAGCGCCTGCTGTTGTAGGTGCAGGTGCTGGCGCTTTACTAGGAACTTTAGGCGGTCCTGTTGCACCACTTACAGTTCCTGCAGGCGCGTTAATTGGGTCTATGGCGGTTCCTGCAATTGACTTAGGTATTATGGGGTATAACTATTTAGCTAATAAAAATATTCCTACCGCATCTCAGTCAGTTAAAAATATGCTAGGTACGCCTACACCCGCAACAACAGGTGAACGTATGCTTGACATAGCATCAAGTGCAATATCACCTGCAGGGATTGAACCTGCGGCCGCTAATTTAGTTAAATCAGCGCCAGGGTTGTTAGGTCGTGCAGGAAAAGAATTTAGCCGCGCACCAATAACTCAACTTGCAGTTGCACCTACGTCTGCTGCAGTTTCTCAAGGCGTTGCTGAAACTACCGATAACCCTTTATTAGGCGCAGCGGCTGGTTTAACTACCGCCGTAGCTGGCAACACACGTATGCCTAAAGATGCGTTTATACCTGCGTATAATGCAGTTACAGGTAAGAATGTACCTTTAAAAATTAAAGTTCCAACAGCAGGTGAGTTAACCGCTAGAGCGCAAGCAAACTATGATGTTTTGGATAACTCAGGGTTTCAATTAGACGCACCATCTTTTAATGCGCATTTTTCTACGATACCTGATAAATTACGAAAAGATATTGGCTATGTAGTTAGACCTGGCTCAGAAGTTGATGCAGCAATTAAAGAATTAACCGCAGGAAATATTAAAGATGTTGCTGAAATAACTACGTTGCGTAAAGTTATTGGGGGTTTAAAAGCTAGTGATAAGCCACGTGAGCGCCAAGTAGCAATGGAATTAATGGATGAGTTTGATGACTATGTTCTTCATGCACCACCTAGCGCTATAGTTGGCGGAACTAAATCAGCTATAAAAGCGTGGGAAGCAGCAAGAGAAGATTATGCAAAAATGAAGAAAAGTGAAATATTTACTAGCATTTTAGATAAGTCAGATTTTACGCAAGGCGATAAAGGTAAATATATTGCAAGTAAAGTTTCAAAAATAGCGCAAAATGAAAAGCAAATGCGTGTGTTTACGCCAGCAGAACAAGAACAAATTAAAAAAGTTGCTGCAGGTGGCCCTGTTCAAGCTTTGCTTAATACAGTAGCTAAATTTACACCGATGACTCCTGCAGCCGCAATTTTTACCGCGGTCAATCCTTGGGGCGCGTATACCGCTGCAGGTGGTATGGCAGCTAAAACATTAGCTACATCAAGACAAGAGCAAAAAGTTAATAATTTAGCTAAAATAATGCGACTAGGTACCGGCAGTCGCCCACCTATGTTCCAAGGTGCTACAGGTAATTTACCTTTAACCTATCGTGAGGCAACAAACGCGATAAACATGCTTAACAACCAAAATCAAAACGCATTAGCACAATAGGACTTTATCATGGACGATCAAACAACGCGACTGAATAGAATTGAAGAGAAGCTGGATAAGGTAGGCGAGGCAATCATCTCTTTAGCCCGTATGGAAGAACGAATGATTACGTTGTTCAGACGCATGGATAACTACGATCAAAACCAAAACACACTTGAAGGTAGAGTGAACAAGATTGAAGTTGCACACGCAGGTAGCGCATGGGTCGAGCGTATCGTATGGCTGATCGTAGGTGGCCTTGTGATGGGGACTATCTATTTTGGTAAATAGCCGTAATCTGTCAGACCTACATCCTAGAGTTAAAACGCTATGTGAGCGATTCATATTTTCATGTGCAAAGCAAAACATCGACGTCATTATTACGTCAACGTTCCGTGATACGGAATCTCAAACAGCGCTCTACAATCAAGGGCGCACAACACCAGGTAAGATAGTCACTAACGCTAAGGCAGGTCAGTCATTTCATAACTGGAAAGTTGCGTTTGACTTCTGCCCAATCGTCAACGGTAAATGTCAATGGGATAACAAAGCGCTATTTACTGCTTGCGGGATCATCGCAGAAGAGCTAGGCTTGGAATGGGCTGGCAGATGGACTGGCAAGTTTAAAGAATTAGCGCATTGTCAATACACAGGCGGATTAACTTTACAAGACTTCCAATCAGGTAAAACACTATGAAGCAATGGTATAAATCTAAGGTATTATGGTTTAACTTTATTGTCGGTGTAGGAGCAGCATGTGAAGCATCTCTTAATATTGTGCAAGGCTATTTTGATCCTCGCGTATATTTCGCTATTGTTACCGCTATCTCTGGTGTTAATATGGCTTTACGTTTTATATCTACAACTAAGCTCACCAAATGAATCTTTGGATACTATATTGGAAACAGATCACCGTGGCCTGCGCTATTGTAGCCGCTGGGTTACTGGGTTACTATCAAGGCTATGCAGGCGAAAAGGCAAAGTTTGATGCGTTTAAGCTAGAATTAAGCATCCGTACTGAAGCTTTGCAACAAAAGAATAACGCAATTGTCACCGAACAGAAACAAATTACTTCTAATGTAACGAAGGAATATGCAAATGCTGTCAAGAAACTTAATGCTTACTACGCTGCTCACCCTAATATTAAATGGGTGCGCGACACAGATACCCGTGACGTGTCCGACATTTCCGACACCACCGAAAGCATTGATGGAAAAACCGAAAGCGATGTACCTAGTACCGTCGACGCTAGTCCCTTAGACTGCGCGTCTGACGTCTTACAATTGCTACACTTACAAGAGTGGGTTAGAGACCAAGAAAATGTTAATCGATGAAGGCTTAAAGACTTACGCAACAGAACGCCAAAAAGAATATATTGACGCAGTTAACGAATACGGTGGAATTAGATCTGCCGCCAGATCACTAAACATTAATCACAGCGCAATTGTAGAAGCTTTTAGCTTACTGCGTCGCCGAGCTGCCACAAGCGGATACGCACCTGAGCAAGACATGGTGCGACCTGTACCAGAGCCGTTCATTGTTAGAGGTGTATCAACCTACTACAACGCTGAAGGTAAAGCGTCAGGTCAATGGGTCAAGTCTAAGATAGACGACAGCAAACTAGAGGAAACAATTAGACAGTTTGTATTAACTCTAGCTGAAGGTGTAAAAGGTCTAGCGCCCTTAATAGAAAAACCAAAACTAAACAGGTCAGATGTTATGACTGTTATCCCTATGGGTGATCCGCATTTCGGATTACACGCCTGGCATCAAGACGCAGGCGATGACTTTGACTTAGAGATTGCAGAGCGATTAACTTGTAATGCAATTGACAGGTTGATTGCAAGCTCGCCTGATTCTGAAACGGCTATGTTGCTTAACTTAGGCGACATGTTTCATGCAGACAACCAAAAGAATGTAACTAACTCAGGCCATCAACTTGACGTTGACGGACGCTGGGCAAAGGTACAGCAGATTGGGCTTCGCGCCATGATTTACTGTTTACAACAGTTACTAAAAAAACACACTAAAGTAATATTTAGAATTAACAAAGGCAACCATGACGGTCATTCATCTTACGCATTAGCGTTAATGATCTCATGTTACTTCCATAACGAGCCTAGAATTGAAGTAGACTTGTCACCTGCCGTATCTTGGTACTATCAGTTTGGTAAAGTTTTAATCGGGTCTACACATGGCGACACAATCAAAGGTAGGGACATGTTGTCTATTATGGCTGCGGATAAGCCAGTCCAATGGGGCGAATCTAAATTTAGATATTGGTATGTCGGACATGTTCATCATAAAGAAGTAAAAGAATATCATGGCGGTACAGTAGAATATTTTAGAACACTTGCAGCTAGAGATGCTTGGCATCAAGGACAAGGTTACCGTGCGGGTCGAGATATGTGTGCTATAATTTTACATAAAGAACACGGCGAAATTGAACGTCACACTTGTGACATTGGCTTAATAGAGGAGTAACTATGTCTGAACGCACACCCGAAGAAATTTGTGAGGACCTTCTAGGCCAAACAATTGAAGAAATCGAAGTTGATTATGATACTGAACTAATTACAATCATCACTAACTTAGGTAGAATTGAATTTAGTGGCGACGGATTAGAGATGTATGTCGAAACTGATGATTATGACTCTTAAATCGATTTTTTATTAAAATCGGTAGATTTTCGGCTTCTGCAATCGACGTATAACGCGAGAACAGAGTGGGGTTAAGGCTACCATAGCCCCACACATGCAAAACCCTGCCAAAAAGGCAGGGAAGTAGCAAATCGCGTATTCAGTCAAAGTTAATGCGTAATTCATCAATATCTATCTCTATTTCACGGTCATTTGGCATTTTTACCATAGCAGTAGTGGGAAAGTGACCTGACCTCAGCACTTCAACGACACATTCACCTTTATCCCACCAACACCATTTTTGTAACTGCACTTTTTGATCTCTCATTTTACCACCCCAACTGATTAAAGCCACTAGCGATACTCACAACTGTTTTCTTGTGAGTTCTTTTTGGCGCAGCAAGTGGAAAGTCTAATAAACGATAAACACCTGGCGGGTCCTCTTCGCGTTTTCTTTTCTTAACGCCAGACCCAGCGAACCGTTCTACGGTCTCTTTTGCTAATTGCTCTACAGTTTTAAGTTTGAACGGCATATCAGGGTTAGCATAATACTGTGACACCATGATAGTTTTAAGTCTACGTTCTTCAATCTTATCTTTATGTAGCTTGATATAGCCTTTATCTATCAAGCGATGTAGATGATTGCTCAACTGATCTTTACCTAAGTTAAACGCTTCCATCAACATACGACGCGTCTGAGGCTTTTCTGCCATAAGATTATACATTGATTCTTTTAACCGTTCATACTTTAACTGTTGTTCATAGCTCATTTTATATCCTTATATCTAGTCGCTAAGATTAGTTGACAATAATGTATGGCCTTACGTATATCTTCAGCGCCATTCTTAGCAATATGACGTGTAATGTACTTGATTACGTTGCCCTCTAAAAAACCTAGTCGGTTAGCCGTGATGTATTCTACTGGCTGAATAATCATGTCTTTGTAGTGCGACCCACCCTCTTGTTTATTTAGCGGACTAACTTTTAAACTACACCACGGACACACCTCATCCTCATACTTTTCTGACCCGCATGAGTCACATAACACAAACTCTCTATCTGCGCCGCTACCCATTTTTTGCCTCTTCCTGTACTTGTGCGCCTATCTTTTCTAACACACCGTCGCTTAATAACGTAGTGATGTCAACCGCAGAATCAGCTAACTCAATAGCGATAATGTCAACGTAAGTCGCTGCAGGACTGTCGCCAGTCCCTAGCGGATCGCGTTCAACTTCTACGTCTGCGTAGACATCTAACTCGATGCCATAAACTTTTACCGTGTATAAACCCATGATGTTAATTTTCTCCATAATTTAGTTAAATAACTTGGCTCGTCATCAAACGGAATCCAAGGCGTAGGGTCTACGTGACCGAACTTAAAGTTTTGCTCACTCCAAATCTCACGATTGTTCATGGGCGTACTGCTCCTTTCAATATCTCTACACGCTCACGTGCAGCACGTAAGATAGTGTAGCGTTGATGTAAACGTTGTAACATAGAGATACGCTTCTCGCCTTCACGCTCGTTTTCTAACAAGGCTAACACTTCATCCTCGCTTAACGTAGTAAGCTGCGCATTAAGTGATCGCCAATTCAATCTAGTCATTAGTAAACCTTTCCAGAAAATACATGTGTGATACCGCCAACATCTCTTACTTCTACTGTACATCCGTATCGGTCTTTGTTAACCAATACGACTGTATATGCGCCCACTATAAAGCTTAAGAATAGACATGTCAAGAATATCTTTACATCATTCATAATGTACCCCCTGCACCATGTTTCCATTCGTATGCTTTGCCTGGATCAACATCATCATCAAAGTTAACTTCTCTTGATTTGCACCATTTACATTCTTGCGCTGGTTGTTCATCAGGCACATATTCAATACCTAAATCATCACCACATCTTTTACATATCAACACATAATCCTGTGCAGGTTGTTCTAATGCTTCTTTACAAGCTTCAAGTGCTTTAATCGCTAGTTTTAATGCTTCGTCTTTAGTCATGTTAGTTCTTCCATAGCAATATCAGAAATAGCCCGTTTGTCATGCAGGGCTGCCCATATACGTTCGTCAACGGTTTTATTTGTCAACATCACGTAACACCATACATCATGCTTTTGCCCGCTACGGTGTAAACGGCCTATCGTCTGCTCATAAAGCTCAAGGCTCCAGGGCAACGATAGGAATACAATCTTACTGCCGCCATGCTGTAAGTTGAGGCCATGACCTGCAGACTTAGGATGCACGAGCAGTAGTTCTACTTTGCCATCGTTCCATCGTGTGATGGCATCATCATCATCTAGCGTTACAGCCTTCGGATAACGTCGCTTAAGTTCTGCTAACTCCTCTTTAAATGCGTATGCAATGATGGTGTTAGCGTGTTGGTTCTCTTCTAGCAGTTCGTCAAGCCTATCAAACTTATGCTTGCTAAACCATGTCGGTACGGCATCTGCGTCATAAATAAAGCCTGACGCCATCTGCTGTAGCTTAGATGTCACTACGGCAGCGTTAACTGCAGCGATCTGTGTGTTACCGAACTGAACGACAAAGTCTTTCTTCATCTTTTCATACGGCAGTCTGTCGTCCATGTCACAGCGTAACTCGACTGTGTGCAGTAACGGCAATTTGTCTTTATATTCGCCAGCGTCTAACACAAAAGTGGCAGGCTTAATAATTTCCATGACCTGCTCAAGCGCGTTAGGTCTTGGCACCCAGTCACCGTATTCTTTATTGATTAAGATAAAGTGCTGTTGCATGAACGCACCCTTGCTACGCCCTAATATTGTTTGATCCACAATCTTACATTGTCCAAACACGTCCTCAAGGCCGTTGCTAGTAAAGCTACCTGTCAAGCCCCAGCGTATGTTGATCTTGTCTAATAGCTTTGACAGCGCCTTGAAACGTGCGCCTGACGGGTTTTTTAACCTAGTTAATTCGTCAAACACAATGCCGTCAATGCCGTTCAAATTATGTACAGACTGCAAATTGTCATAGTTTAGCACCACAATATCTGCGTCAGACGCAAATGCTGCGTCACGATGCTTAGGCGTACCGACAGCCACAACGAGCTTAAGCTTAGGCGCCCATTTCGGTTGCTCGACAGGCCACACGTCAGTACAGACACGCTTAGGGGCTAACACTAAGAAGCGTGTCACTACCTCAGTCTCAATAGCGTCTTGCATGGCGGTGAGCGTGATGGCGGTCTTGCCTGCACCCACAGGCGCTAAAATCATGGCACGGTCATGCTCATACAGGAAGTCAGCCGCCGTGTCTTGATAGGGTCGTAGTTTTAGCCCACTCATCTATATCATCCTTATTCCATAAACATGCGTAATGTTGATTGAGCCTCTGCATATCAGACGCAAATAACTTCTGCAGTTCTGACAGCTTACCGCCCTCTGTTTTTATTTCTACAAACCATGTCTGTCCATTAGGCAGACAGGCTACACGATCAGCCACACCCCGATGCGCTGGCGATGTGAACTTGTAGCTCTTGCCACCTAACTGCTCGACTACTTTTTTAAAGTATGCTTCAACTTGTTTTTCTAACATGAGGACACATTACTTACCCTTTTTCTATGTGTCAAGCAATTTATTATTAAATTAAATGTTGACATACTAATTTTATGTATGCTAATCTGCAAACTCAATAGGTAAATTAAAGGAAACTAAATGCAACACTCTTCAGTCGTAGGCGGTTCAACCGCTAAACGTGTTATTGCCTGCCCTGGCTCAGTCGCGCTCTGCGACAAGATGCCACCACGTCCTTCTAATAAGTATGCAGACGAAGGAACCCTACTACATAATGTGATTGCAGAAATACTTGACAAAGGCCACACGCCTGAGCATTACCTTGGCACCGTGTATGAAGATCAAGTGTTAACGCAAGAACTGATTGA